TGTGCAGGTTATTTCATATCAACGTCGATTGCCCGAAGGGTGGCAAAGGCCTTGGAGCGATTGAGGTGGCGGGAATTGTTGGCGACCGGGGGGATGCCGAGGGCCCTCAACATGATGAATCTGGACCAAGGAGATCCATGGACAGAACTGAATTATTGGAAGTCGGCACTGTCACCTGTTGGGAAATCACTGGGGAGAAGGATAAGAAGACCAAGGAAAACAAGAAGGTGGAAATAAACATGTTCCACGGCCATTGTGTAACCTGGGGTCTGCTTAGTGATATTGGCGAGGCCTTCGCCCGTGATGCTGACGAACTAGGTGTCATGTGTTGCCTGACATACGAGTTCCAAACCACGGAAATATAACCGAACTGCCCCGTGTCTGGGCTTGTGTCATCCTTATAGGCTGAGCTCAACACAAGTCTAGTCGGAGCCACGGGGCATAACTTTAACTGTCAAGGAGACAATGACAGCAAATGAACGGCGGAGACGCGCAGTGGAGCGTATCTCTAAAAACATAGAGGTCTACGAAGCCGTGCTTGATGATCACCGGAACGGGGTTGTCAAACTCAGCAAGAAGGACCACGAAATCTACGCTCGGAAGTTGAGGTCTCATCGTGAGACCGTGGAGCGTACTAACGCCAAACTGAAAGGAGCGGCATGAGGTTACGAGACTGGGGCAGACGGACGACTCCCGAGGAGTTTCCGTTGCAGTATAGGGCGCAGTTTCATGCGGAGTCAGTGTTCCAATGTGAGGACCCGCAGACTGGCTATCATGGTTTGACTTTTGTGCGGAGAAGGGGGCCGTACAATTTTGATTTCCTCTCCCCTCGCAACAATTACATCACTGTCACATTCGTGACGGACAAGCCCAACAGTGGTGTGATTGACTATGTGCGGATCAAAACACGGTGGAGAAGTTGCCTCGTGGATGTGCGACCAGTCACGATGACTGCGACCAAACGTCCCGGGACAAGGTATCGGTTTGATTCCAACACCGTGGAGATCCCGGTTTGTTACTACAAGATTATGGACTTCTACGAGTCTGAATCTAAAGACGATGCCGACGCTATAAGGCATTGGAATACTCCCCCTTTTGACAGCCTAAAATCATGGAAACGACTAGCGCAAATAAGTCAATCGGCCTGAGTTATTCCAGGGCAAACGAGCATTGTGGTAAGCGTATTTACTACAATGACGTTGTTAAAATGCCCAGGAGCTACAACTATTATTCCGCCAGTGGCACTCTGATGGAAGAGATGGTTGCAAGTCAACTCAGACCCATGATTGATGGGAGCCCCACGGTTCCGATGAAGCAGGCAGGACTGAAAGCGATTGACGAGATGATCTCTATGTTGCCGAAGGACGACCTGCAACAGGTTATGGATGAACTGGACGCATCGGTTACTGGAGCGGAGAGATACCTGGAAACGGTGGACTATACTCCGCTCGTGCTTCAGCAAAAGGGAGTGCTGCGATTCGCAAGCATGGCTCGAGAGACAAAGCTTGTCATCGACCTACTGATGAATCGTGGTGGAGAGGATGTGATCGTTGACTTCAAGCGTAAGCCCAAGAAGCTTAGCGATTATAAAATTTCCCAACAGGACTGGAAGTATCAGCTTGCATTGTATGCTGTCTGGTTTATGCGTACTCGGTTACAACGTGAGATCCCAAGGTGTGAGATCCATGTGTTGTTGCCGGGATCGGCACCCCAGATTGTACCCATCAATATCAATGCGGAAGATATTTTCATCACGGTTAATCGTCTTCAGGATTTGTCTTGGAGGCTTGACCATTCTTATTTTCCCTTAAACCGCAACCATCCATTGTGTTCTCAGAAATGGTGCCAGTATTATGTGCGCTGTCACCATGACTATTTCACTGGACCGGATGCTATCCTCGATGCAATCAGCGATGTCAGATAAGAAACAACGTATACTGGATCTGTATCCAGACACGCAGTTCATTTTCTACGACGACATCGATGATGCGTTAATAGGTGTGGTGACACGGTTCGGTCAAGAGCCGATCCTTTGCTACGACTATTACCGTTGCTTGGCTATATACCAAGAGAGGGACGGAATATCCCACGAAGAGGCCGTGGAACATTTCGAGTTCAACGTCATAGGGGGTTACGTTGGTCCAAATACCCCCTGTTTTCTCCAGAAAGATGGATCTGAATGGATGAATTACTAACTGATCTCAGAGCCGCGAGGTCCTACCTGAAACTAGCTGAGTCAAATCTTGAACGTGATAATCTCAGAGAGTCATTGGAGTGGGTCCAGAACGCCCTGGAACTGACTGAACAATTGATAAGGCAGTATGAGCAGGAACGTAAGCATTTGGAATAAGTCCTACTGGGGGCAGAAGGCTGTCGATGCAAGACGCAAAGACAGGAAAATCGTGGCCAGGTTTACGGAGCTCGGATACACCCGTGACGATAACGGAATGTTCTGGTGCTTCGACAAAGACCATGGCCGTGGCACGGTCTGGTGGTTAGCAAACAACAATAAGAGGGCAGACCACCTCTATTGTCTAGCCTGTGGTGATCGTTGGTACTTGGATGATATAGATGCAGGTATCAAGCGGTGGAAACAACGCTCAAAAGTAATTCAGATGAATGACTGGGGAAGCGTAAATTTAGATGATCTCTTGATAGGAGACTAAATGTTAGATGGTGTTAGAACCAAGGCGAAGGACAGGCCTAGCAAAACTGTTCTCTTTGGGGAGCCAGGGTCTGGTAAGACGACCACTGCTTGCTCCCTGCCTCAAACCGTGATGATTAACACGGACAATGGGGCTGAAGAAGTTCTCGCTAAGAACGAGGACCTGTGGGTGTTTGATGCTATTCCTGTGGAACCGAGCAATACGGAGAAGGAACCGCACAAACATAATGCTGAGAGCTTTGACTCGATAGTTAATTTTCTCAGGAAATTGTACACCGAGAAACACGACCGGAAGTATCTTGTGATAGATGCTGCTGATGCCGTGGAGCGTCTCGCGATTTCGTCCGTGTGCCATGAGCATAAGGAGTGGATTCTGGAGACCGTCGGTGGTGGATACGGCAAGGGTACGTCGTACCTGCGTGGTCGGATGTGGCAGTTGTGGTCAGCCATAACTAAGTTGTCCGAAGACAAGGGTATCACTCCCATCATTGTCTGCCACTCCAAGATTGTCAGGATCGACAAGCCCCACCTGGAGCCATACGATTCTAACTCGCTGAAGTTAAACAAGAATGTGTCTGCCGACCTGCAAGAGTGGGCTGACTCAGTATTATTCTTGGCTCCTTTCACCAAGGTGGTGACGAGGACTGGGGACTTCGGCAAGCAGGACAAGCGTGGAGTCAAGACTGACGACCGTGTCTTGTACACTTCAGCCACCATGGGTGTGGAGTGTAAGAACCGTTACAGTTTACCGTCGGAAATTCGTCCGGCTGACCTGGAGACGTACTTCCGCCTGGTGCAGGAGTCTCGTGTCCAATCCAAGAAACCTGCCACAAAGGAGACTGAATGATGCAGGAAATAGTACAGGAACATAGTACCTCTTTTGTTATCGACAACGTCGAGGAAGAGGCAACGAGCTCTACTCCAACCCGGGAGAAGAGGAAGATTCCACCAGGGACATACGATGTCCAGGTGCAGTTGATCCGCCCCAATGTCTATCCAGACAAGAAGGGTTTCAAACAGCAAATGCTGCCCCTCGAGATACTCGATGGTGAGTATGAAGGGGACTGGATCACCCTTTATCTCTGGCTTAACAACCAGGATTCCGTCGATGGTAAGAAGCGCGATGGAGTGAGCCGGTCCAAGGTGGCAAAGATTGCCAAGGCTCTGGGTATTACCCAGATGAAAGACTTCCACGACATAGCCGGGAAGTTTGTCACCGTCGAGTACGGTCCTAACGCTCGTGGGTACAACGAAATCTTGGACGTTGCACCGATGGGTCAAGCCAATGCAGTCAAGCCAGCCAGTGAAGGGAATGGAAAGTCAGACGACATCCCATTCTAGCAAGGCTAACAGTTGGAAGGGTGCTGTCTGTGAACGCAGAGTCGAGGTTGAGTTTGCGAAGTACGGATACAGCACCTTTATTCCAGCCTGGGGTCAGCAACCAATCCAAGATTTAGTTGCGATCCGGGGTGATGATGTTAGACTTATCCAGGTTAAGAAAGCCAGGAGAAAGATTGACAAGCGTGGACCTGATGGTTTCCGTCAGGACTGCATTGTGGTAACCTTTCTCAGCGGAAGCTCTGGTGGTGGTGGTTCAGTGAACTACAAGTATAAGCCCGGTAGTTACGAGCGTAACAAAGCAAATTTTTTCCGAGCCAAGAACCAGTTCAATACTCTGGCAGTGGTGTGGGAAGATCAGGTTGCATTGTTCGATGACCCCAGGATATGGGAGAACGGCTCGTTGTACTTGTCCATCAATCCAGAGGTTTGTAGAAGTCTTCCTTTTCATAATTATATAGAACCATCATGGCTCACAGGTGAGGATCAAACTCCCGTGGCCACCGAGTCTGAACTCTCAGTGGCGGTCTGACTGGCGGGGGTGGACCTACGTTACTAAGGAGACTAGATTATTTCGGGAGGCGGTCAAGCGGCTGTTTCCCGAACCTGGATTGGTGTTTCAAGATGAAGACAAAATACGGATCACAATTCTATTACACGCTAAAACACGGCGTAAATTTGACGTTGATAACAGAATCAAACCCATTCTCGATGCCCTACAAGGTTTTGTGTACAGTGACGACTTTCAAGTCGATGATGTTAGGGCAGTCAGAAGAGGAATTGATCCTGGAAAACAAGGATATGCTAACGTAATCATTGAAAAGATTGGGGGTAAAGAATGCAAGGTGCAGAAGCGGTCTACGAATACAAAGACGCTAACGGCAGGAACCTCTACCAAGTCATCCGATTCCCGGGCAAAGAGTTCAGGAGACTGAGGAAGGGGACGAATGGTGAGGATATATGGAACTGGGATGGTGTCCAACAGGTTCCCTACCGATTAGATTTAATTCACGATAAGCCTGCGGTTATCTTCGTCGAGGGCGAGAAAGACGTTGATAATCTCATCACCAAGGTTGGTCTGCCTGCCACATGTATAGCGGGTGGTGCTAAGGCCTTGAAGCCTCTGCTCAAGAGGCAGCCTGACTTCATCCAAAAATATTTTAGTGGGTTCAAGAAGGTCTGGGTTGTGCCGGACTATGACGAGCCTGGGCGTGAGTTTGCTGAAGAGATGGCTAAGAATCTCCATGGCACCACGCATGTAAAGATACTGGATTCTAAGAAACTTTACACCACGTTCCTGGAAGAGGATGTGAAGCATGGTGCCGACCTGTCCGATGTCATCGAGAAGAGGGTCAAGATCGGGATAGATAAAGATGGTCTTTCTTCCGAGATGTTCAGTGCGCTCGAGGGTTTCTCTTCCGACTATGAACCCGAGGAAGTAGATGGTTGGTGGGAAGAGCTCGAGAAGAGCAAGATAGACTTCGACAGGCCACCACAGGTGGACACTAATGACCTGCATGAGACGTTCAATGGGATCATCTCAGGGCTGAGGTCTGTCAGCAAAAGCGGGAACGAATACAATGCTATTTGTCCTGCTCATGATGACAGAAGATCGTCTCTCAGTCTCGCCATGGAGGGTGGCAAGATTCTCATGACCTGTCATGCAGGTTGTTCTGTCGAGTCAATATGTTCTGCGCTGTCTCCACCAGTCAAGATGTACCAGTTGTTTGCAAGTAGGTCCACCGCACTGAAGGAGAGACAGAGGACTGAGATTCCAGGACCAAGGCCCGGTGAACTGGAGCAGTTGTGCAAGAGCATCCTAAAGGCCGAGGAGCCAGATGAGTTTGACGACTCTCATCTTCCACCGATACTGCGCGAATACATCCAGGATACAAGCAGGCTGACCGAGGCAAGCGGGATCATTATCGGTGCTACCGCA